TGAAGTCGCGCAACTCGTGGAACTCCCCCTTGCCGTTGGTCTTTTCGACCGACTCCGGCGACGCGTAGGGAACGAGCGCGCCGCCGTTCATCTTTCGCATCGCGGTCAGCCCGCCTGTGATGCCGTGAGCCATTTTCAGGTGTTTGGGGATGTATGCCTTGACGTATGTCTTTCCGCAGATCGAGCACTCGATCTGCTCGCCCTTCGTCGTCGGCCTCGAACCGTTCGACTTCCGAGCCTTCGTTGCTATAGCCATGCTTTCCTCTCCGCCGCCGGTGTCTCCGTCGGTTCGTTCTCTCGATTGGTCGTGAACCGTCGCCGCCTGCGCGAGTCGAGAGAGCCGGTCACCTACACCCCGTAGGAAGCCTGACCATTGATGTCACCTTGATCCGTATGGAACGTGAACGTCAGGTTGTGCTGCGTCTCACCCTCGTCACGATTGCTTGGCATGAGAACGTCGCACGGCACGATCCCGCGCTCCACGACCTTGCCGGTGTTCCGGTCCTGCGAGCGAATCTCGATGCCGATGATTCGGAGCGCCGGAACGACTCGCGTCATCACCAGCCCCCCGCTGCCTTCCTCGGCTGCTACGTCTGCGGCCATAACCATTTGGGTTTCTCCCTCTCTCATTTCAGACTCGGAGTCTCCGAGCCCTCGGGATAGTCGCGCCGGTCGCCGAACGTGACGCGACTACCCCGAGCGCCCGGAGGCGCTCTGACCTACGCCATCCCGAACAGCAGGTCGATGTCCGGCTCGCCCCAACGCTTCATGCCCTCCGTTTGGTGCGGGTTGAACGGGGTCTCACGTCTCACGACGCGTCGCCGCTCGCCTGCTTTGCGATGTCCTCTTGGAGTCCCGCGTGGCGCGCGTCGACCCCGAGTCCGATCTCCTCCAAGAACTCAGACGCCTCCGACAGCGACGCCTTGTCAGCGCTCATTGCTTCGTCGATCTCAGCCAGTACGCGCTCGGCTTCAGCCTGTGCATCCATTCTTGGTTTCCTCCAGTTGTTCTGCGCGTCGACGCGTCTCGCCGACCGAGAGACGATAGTTCGGTTTAGTTCGCGCTGCGAGCGGAGCGGCGAGAGCGTCGTCGCCGTCGAGCGCCCGCCTCAGTCGCGCTCGGCGCGCTGGAACTACGAGAGCGGAACGGAGACGCGGCGAACGTCAGCGTGCCAGCCGGGGTGCTCTGAGATGACGTTGCCGTCGGCGCGAGCGTCGACGTAGCGCGTGTAGACAGCGATCGGGATTCGCTCGCCGGTGAACGCCACGGCGGTCAGGATGTAGTGAACCTCACGTCGACGGACTCCGGCGCGGAACGGCGTAGCGACGCTTGCGCTCATGGCTTCCAGTGTTCGTGCGCCGGACAGAGGTCCGCGCCGATCCGGTGCTTCCACCCTGCGCTGCGGGCACGGCTCAGCGCAAGGTGCTGCGTTCCTCCGGTGCTCGTGTACGTCTCGTCGCATCCGTCCGCGTCGCACGTCACGTCGTATTGAACGGCGACGCTCACTCCGCCGCCTCGACTCGCGTGAGTGCCGCGAGTAGGTCGATGGTGTCGGGGTGAGTGGTCATGATGCTCCTTGGGTGGGGCACCTGACGTCTGCCTCGGCGAGTTCGTCAGATTCCGAGCGGGCCATAAGGGCGCCATACACGCGGTCCACCGCCGCCTCATAACTAACTGGTCCGTGATAGGTGACGGTGACGGACACGGTGTGTGTGCATACCTGTTCGGTCGTTCGGGCACCTTGGGTCTCTTCCATGTTCCAATCCTCCTAGGTCGATGGTGTCGGGGTGGCGCAGCGACGCCGTGGTTGGCGTCGCTGCGCCTTGCTGCTCGGTCCTTGCTTCATCACTTCCACGTTCTCCGCTCCGGTCGCGAACCGGCGCCGCCTTCGCGGTGCGGAGAGCCACGCTACCTACGCTGCGGCGTAGGCCAACTCCAGCGCCTTCATCGCGTTCGACTCCAACTCGAACGCAGCGTCGGGTGACTCGACGGTCTGCGCGTACGAAGTCACCGCTTGCATGACGCCGCCTGCCGTGACCTGACCGCCTCGGATGAAGTGGTCGAGCACACCGGCTGTCGTCTCCTCGCTGAACGCGAGTTTCTTGGCGACGTACTCGATGGCCTCCTGTGCGTTCGACAACGGCTCGGCCACCTTGCGAGCGATCGAGTCGAGCATCATCTCCACGAAGTCGTGGTCAAGGAACGCGGTCACCGCATCGCGGGTCTGCGCCGTGATGAGTTCCAGCGCTTTCCGCTCGGTGTCCTTGCTCCAGTTGATCGTTCCCTCTTGGAGTTTGCTACCAAGGTGGACGCGACGAAGCGCCTCCTGCGTGAACAGGAGTCCGTTCGTGCACCGCAGCACCGTGAACACCGGGACGATCTGGAACGCGCCGCCGCCGGTCTCAGAGTTGCTGATCTCGATGCCTGCGAACACGCCGTCCGAGTCGACGCCGTACTTGTCCTGCCACTTCTGCGGCAGGCCACCACGGCCCCAGTGGTTCACGCGGCCCTCGGAGTGATCGAGCACTCCGCGCTGGCCTGACTCGGTAAACGGGTTGCGGTAGCCCTTCATCAACTCAGGCGAGTTGACGAAGATCTCCGGCGCCGCGATCCGCATACGCATCCGTGTCTCGCTGAGGTCGCAGAACACGACATCGGTTTCGGTTCCGGTGTCGCGGACTCCGGCGAGCGCCGCCGTGAGCACGTCGAGGTTGTCGACGATGCCGTAGCGATCGGACAGGAGAGCGCGGAGCACCCCCGGTCCGCCGTCGTCGCTCTGGAACGTCCTGAGCAGCACGGACCGATCGTCCGGCGCCGACGCCGGGAGCGACGTCGAGAACCGAACGTGCTCTGGGTCGAAGCCACCGATCCAGCCGTTGACGTTCGCGTCGTACAGGTCGACGCGCTCCGACCGCATCCTGCGGAGGTACTGAGTCGGGATACCCAGTTTCTCCGCAAGGTGTCCGTCGGCGATCGACGTCGGGCGGAATGACCACGCGTCGATCACGCCGGTTCCGTCGACGGCAAGGATGCCGCCTTCGCTCCGGACGTTCACGAGCGGCGTCACGAAGTCCACCTTGGCGTCGTGCTGCTGCTTCAGGAGAGCGACGAGATCCTCCAGCGTCGCGTTCCGTGCTTCGAGTTGCTGTGTCATTTTGATCCTCCAGTTGGGCTACGGAGTTTCCGAGCCCTCACGACCTCGCTGCGAGAGCGGAGCCGTGAGCGCCCGGAGACGCTCTCGTCGCTACAGCGACGCCGCGTCGTAGGGCGTGGTGCACAAGCCGCACGTCGGGACGGCGGTAAGCGTCGACGGACGCGTGAACGTCTCGCACTCCGGACAGCGACGACGGACGTTGCCTTGCTCATCCACGATCGTCGTGGTGATCTCGGAGCCGAGCGGACGCGCCGAGCGGTGCGAGAGCATCTCGTCGACGACGGAGACTTCGACGTGACGCTCGCACATCGTCGGGCCGAGGTCCCGATCCTCGCACGTCGGGCAAGTTGAGTTCTTCATCTGATCCTCCAGTGATCTACCGAGCCGGTGTCTCCGACTCTCGCGATCTCCCGGCGTACCGAGCGACCGCGAGAGCCGGGGCTGGTGCTCGACCAGCCCCGACGTCTCACCTACGCGGCGCTCTTGGCGGCGCGTGCCTTCTGCGCGTCGGCCTTGGCCTTCGCCTCACGAGCGGCGATCTCCGCGTTGCGCTTGTCGGTCGCCGGAGTCGAGGGCCTCTTGCTCGCCTTCGATCCGTCGGCCTTCCATGCGCGGAGCGTCGCTGCCTCGTCCTTCAAGGTCTGGAGCAGATCGGCGCGCGCCTTGCTCGACCCCTGAGGGAACGAGTTACCAGAGCGCCCGGTCTTGGCCTTGGGCTGACGAACGATGCCGAGGCTCTTGAACAGCGCCACGGTCATCGGCTTGTTGTACTCCTTGCCTTTGCCACGGACGAACCGTGCGACTCCGGCGCGAGTGGACTCGCCGGACTTGATCGCCTGCTCCACCAGCGCCTTGTACTCGACGGTGACGAAGTAGATGCCCTCGACGCTCGACGCCTTCGGGGCGGTGGCCTTCTTGGCGGTCCGCTTTGCTGGCGCTGCCTTCTTGGCGGTGACCTTGGTGGTCGCCGCGATCCGGCTGCTCCTCCGAGGCATGACCTTGGTGGTCGCGCTCTTGCGGGTCGCTGACTTCGTTACTGTCCTTGCAGTCATTTCTTATCCTCCAGTTCCGACCGTCCGGCGATCTACCGAACGTCTCAACTATAGGTCGCTTTAGGCGGGTCGATCCAACCGGCTCGGATCGCCGATCATTAGGCCCCGCCGGAGCGCGCCGGACCTGCCGGGAACGGGGAGTCTGTTTCAGGCTCTCGGAGCGGTCGCGGCCCAGAGTCCCCACTGGTGCCAGCGCCAGATGCACACCGGATCGCACCAGCCTGCGTCCGTGATCGTTCGCTCGACGTCGCACGCGTCAAGCGGGATGAGCACGCCGCGTAGCGCACGAGCCTTGTCACGGATCGCGTCGGCGCTCACGCCTTGCTCTCGCTTGTAGTCCCACGTCGCCTCGTTCGCGATCTCTTGCCAGAACGCAGAGGGCTGGTTCACTTTCTCGGCGACGATGAGCGCGCCGCCGGGGCGAGCAAGTTGGAGCGCCGTACGCAGCACCCCGGCTCGCTGGTGCGGCGCGAGGAACTGGAGCGTGAACAACGCGAGCGTCAGGTCGGCATTCTCGTGGATGAGCGGACCGCGTGTGAGATCGAGCGCGACGTAGGTGAACCGATGGTCGTGCCACCAGCGGCCCTCTCGATGCTTCGCCTGCGCGGCGTTCAGCATCTCCTGTTCGATGTCGTACGCCGTGAAGTGATAGGCGCGATCGGGATGCCGGACGCCGATGGCCTTGATCGTCTCGCCGGTCGCCGCACCTAAGTCCACGACGTTCGCTCCGTGCGGCGCGAGCCAGTCGCTCAGGTGCGCGACGGTCTCTTGGAAGATCTCGTAGTGCGGAACGTTGTCTCTGACGTGGTGGTCGAACTCGTCGACGACTGCCTTGTCGAACTGCCAGCCGCCTGTAGGGAACCGGCTCGCGACGTCGCTCACGCCTCGGCCTGACGGATCAGATCGTTGTAGAGACCGACCACGGACTTCCAGCCGCCGGTGTTCATGGCGGTCGTGAGGAGCCGCGCGTAGTTCGTCGAGATCTGCGAGTCGCCGAGTTGGAATGGCGTCGCCGTTTTCGCCGTCCCCCACGAGTCGCACTCGGGGAACGCGTCGCGGAGCGGCATCTTCTGTCGCGGTGTGTTCAGGCTCCGCCACGTCTCGCCGTCGAGGACGTCGATGAACCGGACGTCGAAGTACGGACAGGCCAGTCCGATCTTCAGGTCATCGGCGTACGCCTTGTTGGTGAGCCACTGGCTCGGGTTCGGTCGCGCTCGACGCTCGACGAACTGCGCCGCCATGAACTCGACGTCATCGAGACGTCCGTCGTGCGCGTCGATCGCCTCCTTGCGACGGAGCGCCCACTGCCCCCGATCGGTGCCGAGATACACGGAGCGGAGTCCCTCGCGCTTCGCGACGTCGAGCGCGCGCCACACCGGCAGCGAGCACTCGATCCGAGCCTTGCCCCGGACGCCGCGCTGGATGACCTCGCGAACCTGCTCGGCGAGCGCGTCGAGATCCGTCGTGATCTCCACGTCGAGGAACGGCAGCGAGTGGTGCTCGGCGATCCGTCGCGCCGCCGCCCAGTCCTTCGACTCGACGCCCTCGACGCGGAACGACAGGCAGGTCGGCGTGACGCCGTTCGCGAGGAGCGCAGCGAGTATCGCGTTGGAGTCGATGCCGTGCGAGAGCATGACGCCGACGTCTCGACGCGGCGCCGCCGTCAACTCGACGAGCAGGTCGCGGTACGCGTCGGCCTTCGGATGGCGCACGACGATCGGCGCTCTCGTCTCACCCTTCAGCGTCGCGGCGATCTCGACGCCGACCGCTCGCATCATCGGTGGCGGCACGGCCCGACCGATCCGCTCCCACCGCTCTGCGTAGGTCCCGGTCAGCACGAAGTCGTCGGGGAACCCGGAGAGCCGTCGCAGTTCGCCGAGCGAGAACTTGCGCCGCTCATACGGGTGCGCGACGCCAGCGGTCCCCGGACTCGATCCGCCGCTCTGCGTAATGGTCGGCGACGGCGCGTTGCGATCCGGCTTGACGAGGTTGAAGTAGCGATCGTCCGTCTGCCCCTCTCTCAACTTGTCGTAGGCCGGAGCGATCGCGTACCCCTCTAGCGCGAGGCTCTGTCCGGTCTCCGGGTCGACGTCGCCGGGTCCGTCGACTTCCCACCGCGTGTGCGCCGGATCGCTCGCGAGCAGCGTCCCGATCGGTTCGTCGAGCGGGTGCGACTCGCGCTTGAAATGCGGTCCGGTCCGTCCGGTCACCTTCGGTTTCGCGAGCAGCCGCGAGTGACCGCCGCGTCCGTGCTGCTGGATGGTGCCGACTGGCTCGTCCTCGTAGTGGCGTTCTTTCCAGCGAACGTCGCCCTTCACGCCGCCGTCGAGCCACGGCAGCGCGTCGCATATCGAGTAGCGGTAGCCGAGCGGATCGGGGAACGTCGGCGTCTTGCCGAGATCGTTGCGGAACCCGACGAAGATCAGACGCTGCCGAGACTGCGGGACGCCGAGCCATTGCGCGTCGAGCAGTCGAGCCTCGACGACGTAGCCCGCGTCGCCGAGCCGCGCGAGGATGCGCTTGAAGTAGCCCTTCGCAACTCCCTTCACGAGACCGCTCACGTTCTCGGCGACGAACGCTCGGGGCTGCATCCCTTCGAGGAGCCGCGCGAACTCATAGAACAGATCGTCCGTGACCTGCTTGGTGGCGGAGTAGGTCTTGGATTCGCCCCAGTCGCGAGAGCGGTTCCCCGCCGTCGAGAACGCGCTACAAGGCGGCGACCCTTCGAGGAGGTCGAACCCGCCGCGCTCGACGCCAGCGAGCGTCAGGAGGTCACTCGGCGCGATCTCACGGATGTCGCGCGAGTCGATCGGTACACCGGGATGGTTCGCCGCGTAGGTCTCGCGCGCCGCATCGACGAACTCACACGCCGCGAGGATCTCGAAGCCCGCCCACTCCAGACCGAGACAGCCGCCGCCGCACCCGCTGAACGTCGAGATCACCGTCAGGCCATTCGAGCCGCGAGCCTTCGCGATCTCCGCCATCGACGGGATCGCGTACGGGGGTCTATCCATCACGCTTCGTGATCTCGACGTCGATGAACTGTCCCGGCCCGAGCCGTCCGTTCGCTTGCAGGAGCCGCGTCACTAACCGCGCCGTGTCATTCGCCTCGGCGCTCAGTTCGTCGAGCCTGCCTTCGGGTTGTACCGCGATGCGAGCGACAAGCCGGTTGAGAGCGCGCCGCATCCTCCACTCGCGCCACCGCTTCATGGCGCCGGTTGTCCGCTCCACTCGTAGCGGCACGAGGGGCACCTGTAGTGCGTCGTGAGGTCGTCGCCGAACGCGGGGAATGAGCCGGGAGGGGTAGGCCCTGCGAGGAACTCCACGAGCCTCCTGTGGTCCGCCTCGTCGAAGCCGGTTCCGAGCAGACCGCCCGGCGAGTCGGCGAGTCGTTTCACGGTCTCGGCGAGCGAGCGGTCGTCCCAGCCGCCACGCGGTCCGATCTGATTCATCGCGATACGCGCCGCCGCCGCCTCGTCATCGTCCTTGCTCGCCCAGCCACGGACGACAGGCGCCTTCCAGTCGCGAGGTAGTTCCTCGATCCCCTCCGGCGCGACTTCGCCGGAGCCGCGCATCTGGACGAGGCCCTTCACGCGACCGTGACCGGAGTTGAGCAGGCCGGTTCGCTCGTCGACCACGATCGGCTCGATGAAGCCAAAGCGCCCGACGCTCGCTTCGATCTCGGTCTCCGCGTGGTGCTTCTCGTTGTCCGGGTCCATCTTCTTAACGAGTAGGGCGAGGCTCATGTACTCGATCCGACGTTTCACCGTTGCACCGGCGGGAGTGGCGCGTCGCTGAACGACGTGCACTTGCAGTAGATGTTCTCGCCGCTCCATAGGCAGAATCCGGTTAGATCCGAATGCTGCGCTCGGTAGTGCCCGCATTGCGAGCACGGCTGCTCGGTCTGCTTTCCGTCGCGACTCACGACGCGCTCCGCTGCGCGAGGCTCACGTTCATCGCCGAGCACCCCGCCGCCTTGCCGAGATCGGTCTGCACCGTGTCGTTGCGCCGACGTCGGAAGATCCGGTCGCGCTCGCGCAGGAGCCGCGCGTCGTTGTCCGCGAGATGACTGCGCTCGTGAGCGATCTCGCGGAGCCGTGCGAGGTCGGCGTCTCGACTCACAGGTCGACTCGTCCTCGGAGATCCGACAGGACGACGTGCAGGTGCTCAACACGAGAGATCGCTGAACGCACCGTGTCGTGGTGATCGCTACGCCCGGACTCCGGTTGCTTATCGGCAGGACTCGGCGACGGGTTCGTAGGTCGGAGGATCGGACGTAGTTCGCTACCGAACGCATCTAGTCCCTCCTCGAAGTAGCCGAGGACTTCGTGGAGTCGACGCATCGCGCCGAGAGCGCCATCCTCGCTAGTGGTCTCGCTCGTTGCGGCCATTGCGATGACGTCGCTCATCGTGCGTTAGGCCGACGTCGGCGCGTGGTGGTCTTGCGGGGCTGCCGGATGCTCGTGACCTTGCTGCCCTTCATCGCGTCGTCAACCTGCGCGGCGAGTTCCTCGTGGCCCTCGCGCGCCTTGCCAGCGTTCGGGAGTTGCGACGCGTCGAGCACGCCGTCGGGGTCGTCGATCTTGAACGCGCCTTGACCGGCCTTGCGCTCGGCCTCGGCGTTGTCGACCTTCGTCGCGGTCACTTCCAGCACGCCGATGTTCACGGCGTCCTCGCCGATCGTCATGTTGAGCGCCTTGAACGACTGGACGAGCACGGCCACGACGTCGCCGTCACCGTCGCGCGAGTAGTCGAAGATGTCCTTCGAGTGCCGGACGCGCGTCCCGATGTACGTCTCCGCGTACTCCGGCACACGGACGCCGAGCGCGCTCTGCGCTTTCGAGAGGCCGTCGCCGGTGTTCGTCATGCGCGACTGGATGTCGACGATCGGGATGCCGGTCGGCGTCCTCCCGTACCGCTTCGCTTTGCGATCGAGACGCTCGGCCTCGGTCTCGACTGGCTTTGCCACCATGCTCATCCCTTCGGTCGTGGATACCAAAGCGGACTTTATCGACCGCCCGGCTCGGCTGCAAGCCTCCACGAGTGTTCGGACCAGCCGCTCACGGCGTAGAACTTCGTGAGCCATCCGTTGTGACCGTTGCAGAGCGGGCGCTGGTTCGTGACGTCGAGCAGGTTCGCGTCGGTCCGACCGGCGCGCGCTCGGCTCAGGATCTCGTGGCCGTTGACCGCCCCTCGGCACGGCGGGATCTTGGCGCGGTAGCCGACGACGCCCTCGCGCGTCTCGACCGTGAGGTACTCGCCGACCTGACTTCGCATCGCGCACGGCCACGGCCTCGGCCCCCATGCCTCGACCTGTCGTCGCGCGCGCTCGGCGTTCACGTCGCGCCGTCGCTCGGAGATCGGAGCCAGTCTCGTACGTCGCAGGATCGGGGCCTGACTGCCCGGTAGCGGCGTTTTCCGACGTAGGCCGGACGATCCCCGCCGGAGCGGCGTCAGGCGCCGTAGGCGCGTCCGCTTCACGAGATCGGGCAGAGCGCGAAGATCATGGCGCCGGGGAAGTCGTGACGATCGAGGTTGTCGAGCGCGTCGACCGCCGACGACATCTTCCCGAACACGGCGTTGACGCAGAACTCGATCCCGTCCTCCTTGCCGTGGTCCTCGGCGACGACGTAGCCGATGACCTTCATCTTGTCGCCGAGGACGGTCACGCAGCGAGTTCGTACAGCGCCAGCCCGCCGATCACGTCGACGTTCGGCGTGGCGAGATCGGTGGCAACGTCGATCGGCCCCTCAGCCTCGACCGCGATGTCGAAGCAGTGCGGCGAGCCGTCAAACCCGGAGGCCGGTCCACCGGCTGCGCTCAACTCAGCGGCGGTGATCTCGTCCTGCAACACGAGGTCGTCGAACGTGTCGCCGACGAGCGTCTGCTGGTAGCCGGAGGCGCCGGGAACCCAGATGCAACGGACCGCGTACCACACGCCAGCCTCGGAGATCGCGGAGAGCAGGTTGTGGCCGACCGTCAGGTTGCTCGCGTCGAAGTGCGTTGTCTCGCGCGAGTGTCCCGGCCAGCCCTCGTTCTTGTCGTACTCCATCTGGACCGGCCAGTTTCCCGGCCACCACAGCCCGTAGCGCACGAGGTTGGTCATCACACGTCCGTAGAAGATCGAATAGTCGGCGACGTTGATCGAGCCAGCCTGCGCGTTGATCCCGCTCATGCCAACGCCACCGCTCGCGACCTTCCCGCCTTGGTTCTCGGTCGTGATGTTCAATCCCTCGGGACTCGGCACCGCGAGGTTCCCCGGCCAGAACGTGTTGTAGCCCGCGCCCGGATCAGGTGACTGGAACCAGTACGTCCCCGGCGGCTGCGAGGCGAACGTGGTCGCGTACGTCTGCGGGACCGCGACACCGCCCACGGTGATCGAGCCGGTCGGCAGCGGAGGCGCGCCGTTCGGTGGTGGCGGCGGCGGAGGAACGATGACTACCGGGTCGAGATGGAACGCACCGTCGGGCAAGCGCGAGAGCACTAGCCCGCCCGGTGTCGTCGGCGTCGGCGTCGGCACGAACAGGAGTTCCCCCGGCCCGGTGCCCTTACGCTCCCACCGAGTGCCGCCGCCCGCCATCCTCGACTTCATCGAGCGCAGTAGCGGGTGGCTGTGACTCTCTTGGTTTGCGAGTGTGTCGGTCATGGCGTGGACATGCCCTTTCTGTTGTTAGACGGCGGGGAAGAACACCGCCCAGTCGTACTGCGTCTCTAGCGTGTCGCCGGTCTCGACCGGCGCACTCTGCGACTGATACGCGGTCTCTAGGACAAGGTGCATCGGGACGTTCGGCATTTGGCTGAGGTCGCTGAACTCGCAGTAGGGAACGATGTTGTACGGCGCGGCGGGGTCAGGGTTGAGCCGACCGCGAGCGTTGTAGTGGCACCACGTTTCGAGCGGTCCGTCCGGAGCCGTGACGAGACCGAACGTCAGCGTCTCGACGAACACGAAGTGCGGCGGACCGACGTTGGTCGCGACCCACTCCAGCGTCCAGACGTTCCAGTCAGTGAGCGGCTGCGGCGGCGTCATGTGGAGACCGACGGACTTGTTCTGCGGCGAGTAGTGGATATACGCGCCGATCTGCGCGTCGTTGGCGCCGTCCTCGGCGAAGTCGACCTCGGGCGGAAAGAGCGGCGCCGGTGGGTAGATGCACGAGATGTCGTCGATCTGCGGAGGAGTGAACCCGGTTCGCTTCTTGCATACGACCCACAGCCCGAACGTCTCGTAGTTCGTCGAGCCGACGCCCCCTGTTACGAAGGTCGCCGCCGCGCCCGAGAGCGCCTTGTTAGAGCACTTGCACGGACTCGGCAGCGTCGACTCCCACTTCGCTTCGATGTGCAGGAGCGAGTCGCCCGGTGTCGTGACGTGCGACGGGAGGTAGTACCCGAAGCAGTCGCCGCCCGCCGGTCCGCTCCACTTCGACTCCCACTTCGACGGACTGAGCGTGTTGTTCAGGAAGTCGTCGGCGAACGTCGGAGTATCCGCGAACTTGCTCGGGTCGGTGCAGTAACCGACCGGCGACGACGGCATCGCGAAGCCAGACGGGTTAGTCACAGTCCCACCTTCCACCAGTTCGTCTGATCGGTGACGACGAGCGCCGACGCGTACTGCGCGTCGAGGACGAGCGACGCGCCGCCCTCGATCGTCTCTGCTGCGAACGGGAGCAGCGTCACGGTGCCGGTCGCCGAGAGCAGTTTCACGCCGACCTGCGGGTAGTTGAACCCCATCGCGAGCGCCGGGTTCGGGAGCGCGATGGTGATGTCGCCGCCGGTCGCGTCAGCAAGGTAGAGATCCCACGGCACACCCTCAGCAACGTTGGCCGTGATGTGGACTGGCTGGAGACCGAACGCCGATGGCACCGCCGTCGCATCCCAGAGTCGCGACCCGCCGTTGTAGACCGGGATCGCTCGCGAGACCGGCAACGATCCTTGTCGCAACGCGGGGTTATCGCCGAACAGGAGATCGAGCAGGAGTTCGGCGTTGTCCTCGAACACGGTCATCGCGGTCACCCTACCTCGGGGTCGACGTCCGGCGCGGACTCCCGCTCCAGACCCTCGGCGTGGCCTTGGTCGGTCTCGTCGGCTCGCTGCTCGTCGACGCCGAACGCCTCAGCCAGCCGCTCGTCAACGCCCGGCTGCCGCCTGCCTCGTTGGACGCGCTCGCGCTCTCGTCGCTGCCGCGACAGGATCGCGTAGTTCACGGCGCGGTCGACCTCAGCCAAGAACTGCCGGAGCACGGTCGGGTTCCCCGCGAGCGTCACCGTGATCGGCTCGACGTCGATACCGAGGAACAGCATCGCGACCGCAGGCCAGACCTGCTCGTCGTCGCCTTGCAGCACGGATGCCATCGCGACCGCGAACGTTCGTCGCGGCGCGCCGTTGACCCACTTGCCGTCGGAGATGTTCGTCGCGTCGTCGCTCATGGCTCTGCCGTCATTAGTTTCGCTGCGGAGTCGATCGCCCTCGTCAGGCTATCAAGGCTCATGTTGCAGATGTTCGTCCACCCGATTGAGTCGACCACACGCTGCGCCGGTGGCTTCAGCCCGGTCGGCGTCCGGTTCCGTCCGAACGTGTTGACCGCTTGGAGGATCTCGGTGCGCACTAACGAGGCGACCACGACACGCTTGGTCGGCTTCGCGGCGAGCAGGAGACGATCGAACTGCTTTCGTAACGTCGCGGGACTGAGGATGTTCCGACTCCAGAAGTCATCTGCTTGCGACCAGCGGATCACGCGAGCGATCTCGGACGGCGCTCGTTCATCGATGCGAATGAGCCGCTCCATGTCAGTGATCCATGCGGCAGAGACCTCCTTGCGACGAACGCCGTTCTTGACCATGAGATCCATAAGCAGGTCACAGAGTCGTTGAGCAGCGTCGACACGCGTCGCAGTTTTCGACAGAGAGTTCGGACGAGATTCTTTGAGTTCACTCAAAGAATCGGTAGAAGCAGTACCTAAGTCACGTAGTGACAAAGGGCTTTGTATAGAGCGCGATCGCTTTCGAGACTTATCGACACCGTTATCCGCAGGTTGTCGACAAGCGTGCTCGCGCGTTGTTCCATCGCTCAGGATCTCGATGATGTGGACTACTCGTGCCATTTAGAAAGCCTGCTCCTCGTTCTCGTGCTCGCCGTCGTCCTCTGGATCTGCGACCGCTTCGGGCGTGTAATCGACGTCGAGCGGATCGTCGCCGAAGGTATAGCCGTCGTCGCGCAGCGCGACCATTGTGTCGATCAGTTTCGACGCCTCCCGTTTCGTGAACTCCTTACTGCTCTCGACGGGGAAGTCACGACCGATCAGACGAGACGCGAACCCGAGCGCGGTGGGCCTGTGCTTCGGGACTGCGAGATCCGTGAGCAGTCCGTTCAGGAAGCCGAGTTGCGACGCGCTCGGCCCATCCGCGCTCGGCGCCGCGCCGGACGTCGCCGGAGCGACGCGCTTCGTCGCCCCTCTGGCCCTCGATGGAGCGCTCCGCGTCGTCGTACCGCGCTTGTGGTCACCGCCGCCCTCGTGCTCCGGCGCGTCCGTGTCGACGTCGGAGACGATGCCGAGGATCGCGCAGTAGGTGTAGCGCCGGAAGTAGGTGAGCACCGAGCCGATGCCTTGCGGCGTGTTCTTAACCGCGTTCAGGTGGACCGTCTCGCTGATCGACTCCCCGCTCTCGTGAATCAGGATCGACGTGAGCGTGTAACCGTTCTGATCGTCGGCGTCGTCACCGAGCCATTGCATGACCGCGAGACCGTACTTGGCGTTGACCTCTCGCGTCGCGTCGACAACGAGTGCGATGTCCGCATACGAGTAGGTGAACTGATACGCGTTGCCTTTCGCGCTCTCGCCCTCGACCTTGCCTTCCTTGGTCTTGGCGATCGTCGGATACTCGGCCTGCGCCTTCACGAGCGCCGCGCAGAGATTCGGTGGCATCGTTCGGACCTGTGGGCCGGTCATCGTGAGGCTCGCGACGACCTCGCGCGTCTCGTCGTCACTCAGCGTTACTGCTGTCATCCTTGTATCCCTTCTTGATCGCCTTCTCCAAGGCTCGGTAGGTGGTGAGTGTGTTGAGCATCTGAACGCCGAGGTCGAAGATCTCGGCGCTCTTTGGGTACTCGACGAGCGCGTAGCCGTCCTCGTCGACGTAGAGGCAGCCGACGTGCTCGATCGGTGGCAGGTCGACTAACTGATTGAGCGTTCCGGCGTCGTCGTAGATCGCCAGTTGACCGCCTGCGTAGAGGTTGAGTTGGAGCGTGTGCTGCATCGCGTAGCGCTTGCCGGTTTTGAGATCGAGCAGCCAGAGCGATCGCACGCCGTCGACCGTCACCCACGCGACATGATCGAATCGACCACCGAACCCGATGGCGTCAGGATCGTCCTCGTGTCCCGGCGGGAGCCAGAGGACGACGCACTCCGACATCGAGATCTCGATGTCGTGGGCTTCCCACGCCGTCGACAGATTGTCGAGAATCGGTAGTTCGTCGTCAAACGCCTCGACGTCCTCGCCCCGCCCGAACGCTTCCATGTGCGAGTGGATCGCGGAGCCACGGTCGCGCTTCTCGTCCCAGACCGTCTTGAAGAACTTGCCCTCGCGCGCGAGCCGCACGGCGGCGTACGCGAACCCCATTGCCTTGCCGTCGTCGCTGATGCACTTCGCGATCGCGCTCACGGACACGGCGGTTGTGCCGTTCGGGAGCCGGTACTTGTGCGACTCCAGCGCAAGCGCCTTGTCGGACTTACGAGCAGAGCGAGCCATCACGATTGCCGCCGCATCATCCTGATCCTCCAGCGTTGGCGTGCTGCTGCGGCGGCGCGCGTTCGATTACGAAAGCGGACTATACGCGACCGTAGTAACGCGCGCTCCGAGAGACGACAACAGCCACCGCCCCTGTCACTCTTGCGGAGAGGATGAGACGGTGGCTGTTGCCCGGAGATCTGGAGGATCTACCGAGAGAGAGTTTACGCGAGCGACGCGCGACGTGTCGTCGACGAGCGAAACGCGTTTTTAGTTCCCGATCCTCAGGAGCAGCCACCGCGCCCACGACCAGCGCTTCTCTGCCCACAACGCGAGCGACGCGTAGCCGAACATCACGAGCGAGTCGACGATCCCGATGACCGTACCCTCGTCGCCGCTCGACAGATGAATCGCGAAGTGCGTTGCGACGTAGCCGACGAGGAACCCGACGGCGGCAGCGATCCCGGTACGGATCGCGCGCTGCACGGTCGTCGGGAGCGCCGGGACCGGAGCCGGGTCCGGTGTCACTGGTGCTCCACAGGCCACTGCTGCCCGGTGATCTCGGTGAACGCAGCCTCTAGCGCGACGAGGTTCACGCCTTGCTCGAATGTCGCGGTGCCGAGATGCTCCGGCCAGATCACGACCCAGCACTCCTCGACCTCGTTCGTCCAGAACGCGTCGGTGAACGACGTCTCCGCCGCCCACGTGATGAACCGCTCATCGCCACCGAGCGAGGCGACTCCCGGTACGCCGTAGCCACCGGCCAGCACCGAGTGACCGCCGTCCTGTGTTGCAGTCGCGGAGTAGTCCCACGGCTGGTCCGCGTTGAACTCGGTCATGTTGACGTCGAGCACGTTGATCCCGACCCACACACCGCCGAAGATCGCGATGGCTGCCTTGACCTCCGCGACGTTCGTGTGGTCGACGCTCGCGAAGCACACTGCCTTCACACCGTCCGGTCCGCCGGTCGCGACGAGGTACTCCAGCAGCGTCTGTATGTCCATGCCGCCGTCCGCGCTCGACCCCGGCCCGTTGACCGCACCGCCGTTCGGATCGAACGTCGGGTTCTGCGTCTTGTAGATCGTCCAGACCTCATCCTGCGTCGGGTAGTACGCCGACGTGACAGTGAGCACCGTCGAGATGAGGCGACGCAGGTTCGCCCACGTCACCGCTACGCAGTCTCCGGCTGCGTCGTTCCCGAGCATCTGCCAGCCGCCGAGGTTCAAGTAGTCCGCGCTCGGTGGGTAGTTCGGCGTGACGCCGGTGAGGAAGTCGCCGAGATGGAGCGACGGCGCTTGCTTTGGTGGTCGACGTCCGTGCTTGCCTGCGAGTCGAGTCATTTCACGCCCTTCTCGGGGAACGTCGGAATGTCGGGGTGGTGCTTGATGATGTGGTCGATCTTGGCATGAACGTGAGTGAACTCGCCGTGTAGCCATTTCCGGAACGGTGGCACGAAGATGTAGGCGATCCCGCCGTAGACGATCGTCTGCACGACCGCCTCGGGACCGTTGCCCTTCAGGCTTGGCCAGACGTAGCCGAACCACAGCGTGTAGAGCCAGTTCACGGCCCTAACTTGTTCTTCACCGCTACGGCGTCAGCGAATCCACCACTGACGGACATCGCGACGAATCCTCCGATCAGCCACGGTATCCAACCTCCGTCGAGGACGGTGAGGTTATGGATGCACGCGCAGAGCAGCGCGATCACGAAGCAGCCGAGCGTGGCGAGTCGCACTAGATCGAGAGTGCGAAACCGCTCGACGTCGCGGCGCCTGCGGTGACGGTGATCGCCTTCGGTGCCGGGTCGGGAAACGGCGTCACGCCGTCGGCCTCGAACACTGCCGAGCCGTCCGCGTAGGCGAACGTCGCGTAGAGGTTCGCGACGCCCTCGCCGGTCGGCGTGACGTCGCCCTGAAGCGGGTTCGTTGCGTCCGTCGCGATGGTCGCGGCTGCCGGGTTGTCCGAGGCGAACGTCACGACGAGCGGCGAGCCAGAGGCTGCTACCGGAGGTAGCGCGTTCGCGTCGCCCTTGTCGTCGAGGAACTCGACGGTCGCGGTCTCGTTGTTGGTGTCGACGGTGATCTGTCCGGGCATCGCTGGTCCCTTCGTTGGTGTGACGACTAAGCGGGCGCTCGTCGCCGGTGGCCGAGTCGGTGTTGCCTCCGTGAGCGTAATGCTGATTGAGCCGGAGACCGGGATACCGCCGGGGAAGTGGTGATAGACGTCGATCCGGACTCGTTTCACGAACTCCTCGTCGCCCACGCCCCGGAACCTAGTGGATGTGCGGGCTGATGGCCGCTATGACCGCCGCGAAGGCGCCGACGACGATGATGAGGAGCGAGAGGTTCCGTGCAGCCGATCGCGTCGCCTCGCCCTGTATGCCCTGCGAGCCGCTGCGGAAGTCGATCAGCGGTGAGAGCGTCGCCTCGATCTTCTCGACGGACGACGTGAGTTCGGCATGTGTGACGTAGGTACCGCGCTCGCGCTCGATCTGGCTGCGCAGTTCGTTTGCCTTCTCGTCCTTGTACTTCTGAGTCTCGGTCTGCAACTCCAGCGCGCGCTTGTCGGCTTCGGCCTTGATCTGCAACGCCTCTTGCCGGAGAATGTCGCGCTCTGTGTAGCGCCGGTCGCGTTCATCTTGAAACCGAAGATCAGCAGCCCGTAGTTCCTCTTGGTGGGCGATCCATGCGGGGAGCGACCATTCGGGGTTCGGCGGCGACGAGATCGTCACGCCATGCGAACGTGCCGCCAGTTGCGGTTCACGTACTCGGCGGGACCGTGCGCGTCGGTGCCCGGTGTCGGGACGCCGACGAAGCGACCGTGCGTCTCGTCCCAGTGGTAGAGGTTCCAGCCGTTCACGAGCGCCTCGGTGGCTTGTCGCACGTCGACGGAGACGAGACCGGCGCGCGCGATCTGCTGCGCGGTCGGCGCGGGGAACCTGTCGGGCGGCGGCGGGTCGACGTTGAAGTGGAGCGCGACGCGGGTCCGGTACTCCCACACGTTCGTGTCGTAGGGATAGAGACCGATCAGCGTGCCGGTCATCTCGGCTTGGAACACTTCGCCCTCGCGGACGAAGATCATCACGTGTCCCGGCTCGTTGCCGATCGCGTCGCTGCCGGGGATGAATAGGAAGTCACCCGGCTCGTTCGCTCGCCTCGCGAAGCCGTTGCGCTGGTCGAACACGAACTCCTCGAACTGGCCGTAGGTCGAGCGGGCGATCGCGACACCGACGCCAGCCGCGCCGAACTGCGTCGTCCCCGAGCAGTCGGTCCCTTCGCCCTTCGCGGGGTCCGGCGTCCCGCCGAACACGTAGGGGAGTCCGTTCAGTTGCTCCGCGACCTTCAGGAGCGCGAGACCAGCCGTGGAACGAGTCAGCGTCATAGCCGGATGGTACTAGGTGTCCACAACGTCGAAGATGACTGAGATCTGGTCGTAGTTGTTGCCGAGGATCGTGGCCGTAGGGGTTCCAACGTTCTGAATCGTGAGGTTGAACAGACCGCCGGAGTAGTGCCCTTGCGCCGACTCGCCGACGATCGTTAGGTGATTCGCGAAGTAGGCGCCGTTATTGATCGAGCCTTGGTGGAGCACTTGGTTGACGATGACTGAGAACGGATCGGTGAGCGTCACAAGGAGCGCACCGCCGTCGGCGCTGAAGGCGACTACCGGGATCTGCACCGTCGTCCGGAGGAGCACGCTCGCTGGCGTCGTGACCGAGAGATTGGTCGAGGACGACGCGCCCCCTGCGAGCGTCGTCGAGCCGGAGCCGCCGATGAGGTACTTCGCCAACTTGAACTGCGGCGTACCGTGCGAGTGGTCGCCGCGCGAGTACGCCGACGCGGCGCCAGCGGTCGATGCGACGTCCGGCGTCTGCGGCGCGACGACGGTCGACGACGACGTACCGCCCGAGGAGTTGATCTGGACCCACGTCGACGTCGCTTGGTTCCACACCGCGAGACCCCAAGCGGCGATGGCCGTGATCGGCTTCAGCCAGCCAGAGACAATGACCGCGTAGTTGTTCGACGGGTCGCCGGTCGCGCCGCTCGGGTCGACGATGACGGACGTGTTCTGGCGCTGCAACGCGTCGGTGTCGGAGCGCATCCGATGGAGTGCTCTGCTAAGGATGTCGCTCGGGAACGGTTGGCGGTTCGGCATGGTCAGCCTGTCGGTGGTTGTGGCGCGGGAAGCGTATCGATCGGTGGCAACCCCATCGTGAGGACGACCGTCGACACACCATGCTCGTTGATCGTCGCCTTCCACTTCGTCATCTCGACGATGAACAAGAGTCCGTGCGGCCAGCGCGGGTCCTGCGGGAGCCCGACGACCGGCTGGTTACCCATCCCCACGACGACGAGCACGTCGTCGCCCGCGTTCAGCGCGGCGAGCCGGACGCCCGGAGGGTTCGGCGCATCGACGGTCTCCGGCTCGATGAGGATGAGCGGCATCGTCACTTCCATCGTCGCGATCGGCCAGACGACGACGGCTTGGTCGCCCGCGACGAGACCTTGCAGTTGCTTCAGGTCCGTCACCTGCGTGTGCGAGGTCGTTGCCTCGACCGGTGCGTAACCGTCGCCGATCACGACGGACGGCGCGGCAACGATGGCCGAGACCACACCGCCCGCCGCGCTCCCGCTATCGATCATCCCGATCGCTTGGTTCTTACCGTCCTCGGTATATGACCACTCCGTCGCCTGTTCAAGATCGATGACGATGCCGCTCCCCGGCCAGACGCGCCCCTTGCGCGGGTACTCGATGTTGAACCGGATGAGCGGCTGCGTCGTCCCCGGTCGAAACACGACGTCCCACGAGTAGTCGAAGCCGAAGCCGTAGCCCATCTGTGCAAGCGCGGTGACGATCGCGTCGACGGTCTGGAACTGTGTCTTGGCGTACTGCCCATCGATCCAGTTCAAGATCGGCGTCGGACCCGAGCCATTGGAGAACGAGAGGTCAACGCCCTCGCTGGCCGGAGGTCCGGCGGTCGCAGGCGCGGACATCGTGACCGTGTAGTAGCCACCGATGGTGCCGACCGCTGAGGAGTGCGTCGCGGTCGCCGCTGCGCTCATGTGGACCGTCGTGTAGTGGTAGTGACCGCCGACGATCGTGAACGCGCCGAGACCGATCACGGTGGTTCGGTAGCCGCAGTCGGGCATGTCGACGATCATCCCGACGGCGAGTTCGTAGGGTGACACGACGCCGTGCAGTTCGTCGTCAGTTATCGTGATCGTCGCGACCGTGACCGCGTTGACCGGCGCCTGCGCGTCGTAGTTCTGGACGACCGCATCGACCGTCGTCCCCGGCGTTATGAGCACCGAGCCGTCAGAGATCAGCGAGCCGGGGTCGCTCCCAACCAGCCCAACGACGCATGCGTTCTCGCCGAAGCACGTGACTTGCGCGGAGCCTGCGATCACGATGCCGTGCGACGTGCACCCGGTGATCGAGGGTGGTGGCGCGCCGTTCACGAGGATCTCGACGTTGCCGCACGGATCGCAGTACGCGTCGGCTGTCGGCATCGTGAGCGACTGTGTGAGCGCGTCGTGAACGATCTGCGCGGCGATGACCGTCGGGTCGGCGGGGTTCGCCGCCCAGTACGCAGCGGTCGGATCGGGGACCGTGTAGTCCTTCGCCTGAAGTCGTTGTTTCAGGTACGTCCCGAACGTCGTCGCCGTGACCGTGAGTTCGTGAGTTTTCGATTCGTACTTGCGCGCGGTCACCATCCCGCCCCACGGCGACTCTCCGCCGGGGTTCCCGACGTCGAGCACGAGCGTCGAGCAGTTCGGTCGCGTCGCGCGCTCCCACCGAGTGCGCTGTACTCGCGGGTCCGAGAGTTTGATCGTCCCGGTGAACGTGTCGTCGGCGGAGATCGTCTCACCGAACGAGACCTTGTAGAACGGGAGCGCGGTGAGTTCGTCGCAGCCTTGCCAGTCGTACAGGCGATAGATGATCGGAACCTGCTGGAAGTCGGACACCTACACACTCCCGAACGCGTCGGCGTAGTAGAGGTTGAGCACGCCGTCACCGCTCGTTACCGTGAAGTGGATGTTGTTCGGTCCGACGTCGCCCGCCGGGATGTTCCACCATTGCGAGCCGTCAGAGAGCGTCGAGAGCGCGTCGTAGGGACCGCCGGACGCCGGGACGTACCACGCCGTGTGGAAGTCAGTGTCGACGAGGATCGTGTCGCCCGCGAGCATCTCTGCCGTGAACGCGATCGCTGGCGTGCCCGGAAGGTCCGCTTGCTGAACCGTGAGCGGCGCAGGGTCGCCGGAACCAGCCTCGATCTCGAACAGCGGTCGCATCTCCATCGATCCGTTGTTCGGTGCGGTCCCAGCGACGGCGCCGCTCGACGCAGAGAGTTGGAGGAGTTGCGTCGGCGTCGAGTAGATGCGCGGGTCGACGGAACTGAACTGAAGCGTCGCGATCACGCCGTAAGCGAGCAGCGAGTTCACGTCGATCTTGAACCCGTACTTGCGAGGTCGCGCGTTCACGCCGTACTGCGTGCCTCCGGGCGTCGTGAAGAACAGCGGGTACTCCGTCACGCCCGCCGGGTCCGGGGTCATTATCGCGGCGACCTGAGCGCGCGCCGCGTCGAGCGCACTCGGCGAGTTCGCGCCGATCGCGACCTGCACGATGACGTCACGACCGCCGAGCACGTCGACGCCGATGAACTGGCCGCTATCGAGCGGTCGCTGGAGGTCGCCCGACGTGACGGCAGGCTGGTCGAAACCTTGGATGCTCACGACTTGGAACGTCGGGACCGGCGACGGGAACGCGGGGATGCGCTCGATGCCGCCGAAGATCAATCCCCGGTAGTAGAACGCGACGCCGCCGGGGTACCCGCTGAGGTCGATCAGCATGAACCCCTCGACGTAGACGCCAAACGAGATGTCGTTCGGGATCACTCGCGCCTCGACCGTGACCGATGTGTCGCCAACAGCGATCGGCGCCGTCGTCGTGAACGCCTGCGGATTCGTGAGAACGTCGATGGCACTAACGATCGCGCCAGCGGGGAGCGCGCGAGGCGCTGCCGTGAAGTCGAGATGGTTGACGACGCCAGCGACGAACGTCGCGGTGAGCGTCGGATCGACGATGTGGGCTGGCGCGCTCATGGTCGCAGCGACCCAAGCGAACCGTTGTGCACGGCCCACGAGAGTTCGGCGACCAACTCGCGTTCCGTCAACTTCGCGTCGTGAATGTTCAGCGTGCCGATGATCTGGCCGACCTCGCCTGCATTCGGTCGAAGGTTCTGTTGCTGGATCTCGCGAAGGTAGGCCATGAGCGTCTCCGCGATCTTGGCACCCGAGATCGTGCCGATGTCGCGTCCGAGGTTCTCGCGGTCGAGGAGCCGCACGTCCTTCGGGAGCACGTCCTGACCGATGAGCGTGTTGGCGATCGTCGTGAGCGTCGAGTTCTCGATGGCGGAGTCGCGCTCCCGCTCCTCGTCCTTTGCGACGATCTTGGCCGCTGCCTCCGCGAGACCCTTCTGCCCGCCGTACTTGTCGAGCGCGCCAGTCGTGCCCTTCCCGAGTTTGCTGAAGTCGACGCCGGACGACGGGATCTGACCGAACAGCCCCGCGATCCCGCTCGCAAGTCCCGCGACCGCGCCACCAAGCGGCGTGTGGTGGAGGAGGTAGTCCGTCCCCATGTACGCCGTCGCGCCCGCGATCGCAGCGGGGAGGATCGCGCTCGCGCCGACTGCCGCACCGCCGCCGACACCTGCCGCTGCTCCGCCAGCCAGACCGGCAGCACCAGCGCCCAATCCGAGACCGCCTAACGCGCCTGCGCCGCCCTCCGTGGCGAGCGACGCATCGACCTCCGCCGCCGTCGTCGCTGCGGTCGCTGCGGTCGCATCCATCGCGCCCTGCGCGCCGGTCATCGCTACGCCAATCGAGGCGGCAGCCGCCCCCGCTCCGGCACCCATCTCCGCGAACGCGGAGTCAACCCCGGCTGCGGTCGTCTGTGCAGTTGCGACAAGACCTTCGAGCACGCCTTCCTGCTCCGTCGTCGCGCCGGTAACCGCGCCGGTCATCGCCTCGGCGTCGACGCCGACCGACTCCGCCATGAGCGAGAACCCATCGATGATGCTCTGTGTCGCCGCGTCGATCGCATCGGCAGCCGCTTGGATCGCGTCAGCCGCGCCCTGCACGGACGCCGAGGTCTCGTCGCTACTCGCGGCGGTCTCGTCGGCGCTCGCCTGCGCTGCGGGTCCGAGGCCAAACAGTTTCTTGACCAAGCCGACAACGGCATCGCTCGCCTGACTGAAGGACTTACCGAACGCGACCATCTTGTTCACGACGAACACGCCAATCACGGTGGTCAGCAGACCGCCGACGACGGCGGCGATCGCATACAGGATGTCCTTGTGCTTTAGGAGGTAGAGAGTCGCGTGCGTGAACGCCTCCGTCAACTTCGTCACGATGGGGATGAGTTTGATACCGATTTGCGTGAACAGGTCGTCGAAGGTCGCGCCGAGGATCTTCGTCTGAGCGGTGAGCGTTTGGTTCTGGATTGCGGCAGCCTTCGACGCCGAGCCGGACTTCGACACGGCAGCGACGGCGCGGTTGTACGATCCCGAGCCGTCGTCGATCACCTTCGTGAGTTGCTTCGCGCCGCTCGCGCCGAACAGCGTGGTCGAGTAGGCGAGTTGCTGGATCTCGGTCATCTTCTTGTACTTCGGCTGTAACTGGTCGATGATCGAGCCGAGTCCGACGAACTGACCTTTCGCGTTGAGCGTCGTGACGCCCTGCAACTTCATCGCGGTCTGCGCCTTCGTGATCGCGCCCTGTGCCGACGTGTAGGTCTTGACCGCAGTCTGCTGCTCGCTGGAGAGCGTCTTGACCGCCTTCGAGTATTGAGTCGAGGAGATCGAGCCGTTGTTGTAGCCGGTCACGAGTTTCGCGCTCTCGGGCGTCAACTGCGAGTACGCCTGCTTCTGCGCGAGGAGTGCCTGATTGTACGTGACCTGCGGCTTCAGCAATGTCGTCATTCCGCCCGAGAGCGCCGTCATCGCGGAGCGTCCCGAGAACCCGTCGTGGATCAACGCGACGAGGAGTCCGCCGAAGTCCTTAAGTCCTCCGCCGAGGTCGCCCAACTTCGAATGCATCTTTATGAACTGCTGCGAGAGTCCCTCGACGCTGATCCCGGTCGCGTTCGACGAGTTGTAGATCACGTCGGTCGCCGACGCGGCGTCCTTCGCCTTGATCTGGAACGCCTGCATGATCGAGCCGAGCGAGTTCGTCGCGGTCGCGAGGTCGATCTGCTTCGCCTCGGCGAGATCGGACGCCGCGTTCATAAACGTCATCGACTGCGCGACGGTCAGCGCCGAACCTTGCGTTGTTTTCAGTTGCCCCGACACGTCGGCGAATGCGCTCGCCATCTCGGTCGCGCTGAACTTGCTCTGACCCGCCGTCCCGAGGAACGCGCTGCCGATGTTGTTCGCCGCCTTCACCGAGATCCCCTCGGTGTTCGCGATCGAGGTCGTCGCCTGCTGGTACGCGTCAGCGAAGTGGACGGAGAGCGCGCCGATCCCGACCGCCGCCGCACCGACGCCGAGAAGCGCGGCGCCGCCGAGCATCGACAGTTGCTTATTCAGACCACCGGCGTGACCTTCGAGCCCCTTCGTCTGCTCCCCGGCTTTCGACAGCCCCTTCCCGAACTGCGAGACGCCGGGGATGCCGGTATTCGACAGCGTGTTCCCCATCTTCGAGAGCGCGCCCGACAACTTGCTCGTGTGCGCTTCGGCATCCTTCGCTCTCTTCCCGAGACCTCTCATCGCCAAGTCCTGCTCCGCGAACCCAGCGGCGGTCCCAGCCTTCAGTTCTTCGCTGAAGCCAGCCGTGTTCGCGGTGACGATGATCTCTGCGGTGCCGATAACGGACACGTCAGCCTCCCGGCGGTGGGCCGTAGGTTTTCATACGCGCGTCCTTGATCGCCGCGTCGCGTATCGCCTCGGCGCTCAGTCCCCACTCCGCGTCTGCCTTGCGCTCGCGCTCGACGCGCGCCGCCTGCGGATCGAGCGGCGACAGGAGCCACTCATTGAACCGCACACGAGTCTCGCGGCGCGTCTCGTCGACCGAGCAGCGGTCGTCGAGCGCGAGCGCGTACACGACGTCTAGCGCTTTCCCGAGGTCGAGCGCTTCGAGGTCGTCGATGCCCGCGAGCGCGCAGCGGCCTGAGAGGTCCGCCTCGTCGGCGCGGGCGAGCCACGCGAGCCGGACTGCCGCCGTGTAGGGCGCTCGGAGTACCACTCCGTCAACTGGACGTAGCACTCGAACAGCGTGGTCTGCTCGATGTAGATGGCCGAGTCCGAGATGAACTCGCGGAACGACTCGACGTCCTCGGGCAGCACGGCAGCGTCGAGGTACGCCATCACGACGGCGGGAGGGACCGTCTGCTCGCCGCGCCGGTTGACGGTGATCGAGCGCAGGACTTCGAGCGCCGCGCCGGTCGGCATTACGCCACGGAACCGGACCTCCTTGACGACCTCTTTCTTGTCCTTCGTGTACGCGACGATCGGAATGGTGACCGGCTCGAAGTCCAGTTCCTCCTCTGGATTCGCGACGCGCCCGATCGGGTCGAGTGTTGGCATTTCGGCTCCTCTGTCTCAGCGTGGATGGACGCATCGAAGCCTAGATCGGGTCAACGAGGATGTGGAGATTGTCCGTGAAGAACCTGTTGGGTTGCGTGCCGGGGTGGAACACCCACGTGAAGTAGTACATGCCCGGACCGTTCGGCCCGTTCGCCCACATGAAGGCGAGCACGCTAAAGATGGCTTGAATGACGTGCGCCTCGGTTCCCTCGTGGACGAACAGCGAGTACGACGTCCGGGTCGGCGAGCACGACGTTGTGTCGGAGATCACTCGGATCTGGAGTTCACCGTTCGCGACCTCGAACCGCTTGACCGTCGAGTCCTGCAAGCAGCCGGTCCGACGAGGCTGCTGCCGACGCGCCGCGTCCTGAAAGCGCGTGACGCGTTCGATCATGTGGCGGAACACCGGACCGTCGGTGCCGACGAGGAGTTCGTGGATGCGCGCGTGGTCGAGTTTCAGTTCGACGCCGGGCATTAGTCGAGGCTCACGGTGATCGAGAGGCGCATCGCCGAGAGACCGCCTTGCGGACCGAGCGGGCTGCACGAGTCGATCACGAACCCCTTGCCTTGACCGATCGCGGCGTGGACGGCAATCGCAGCCTTGACGAGCGCGCCAGCGTCATCGAGCGCCGTCGTCCCCTCGTCGCCGAGTTGCTCCGAGTCCGGCACCATGTTCACGGCCCAGCCCTCGCCAGAGAGCGCCGAGGTCTCGCGGATGATCTGGACGAAGAACTGCGCCTGCGTGATCGTGACGCTCGCGGGCTGGAACGTGTCGCCGACCGGGCGACCCGGCTGCCCCTGCGTGATCGTGCCGAGTTCGATGGTCATGGACGGCCCGTCCCACGCGACCTGTCCAGCCGAGACGTACTGACTCTCGGGGAGATCCACGCCGAGCGTGGTGAGCGCGTCGACGAACATCGTGAGGAGCGCCTGCGCGTAGGTCCCGAACTGCGAGAGCGCGCCCATCGCTACTCCGCCGTCGAGTCGGTCTCCCGATCGGCCTCAGGGCCGTCCTCGTGGTCCCCTGAGCCGTTCTCGCCGTCGTCGGCGCCGTCCGGCTCGGTCGCGTCCAGCAACTCGTCCTCGGCGAAATGACCGCCCTCTCGGAGCGTTTCGATGTAGTCGCCGATGTCGCCGGTCGCGACGCTCTTGAACCACCCGGCCATGCTCGACTGCACTACGACGTCGGAGCGGTCCCACTCGCGCGCGAGCAGCGCGATCTCGTCGGCGGTCGCTCCTGCCTCGCGGAACCGGGCGGCGGGGAAGTCACTCACCGGGAGCGTCCTCGTGTAGCCCGAGTCCGTCGCCCTCGGGCGGCGTGAGGTCCGGCGCCGTCACAACAGGCGGCGAGACGACCGGCTTGACAGGAGCAACGACCTCGTGGGTCTGCTCCGGGGCTGCGAACGGGTCCTTGGTCGACATCTCAGCCTCTCGTCGGATACCGGGTGCGCCGCACGCGCGCGACGTCCGGGGACCACACTAGTGATTGCCTGTCGGCCTGACCGGGATTGACCGCCATCAGCCAGACGTCGACCTCGTAGATGTCCAGTTGCCCCTTGGAGATCAGGTCCGCGACGTTCAGCGCGTTCGCCGAGACGCCTTGCCGAGAGATCGCCGTGAGCCTTGCAGGTAGCCGTGACATGTCCCCGAACGCCGGGAGCGCGAGGATCTCCGCGAGCCGACGGCACGCGAGCCGTCCGCCGTCGTCGACGTCCTGACCGAACGTGTACGTGATCGAGAACGTCCCCGGCTGGTCGTCGGGGAGGTCGTTGATCTGCGCGGTCGGCCAGCCCCATCGCTCGGTCGGGACGTAACTCGCGGTCGGGCGCATCCTGACGATCGTCTTGTTGTCGCGCAGTTCGTACTCGATCGGCGGGATGACGACGCCATCGATCTTGACCTCGACGATCTCGCGAATGGGGTAGTCGGGCAGCGGGATCTCGGGCGGCTGCGAGTCACCGAAGTGCGTGACCACGCCGTCGAGTCCGAGGTTGTACCACGAGGCCGCGCCCATCCACGCGCCGAGACCCCACGCGCCGCCGCTCGCCATCCGTCGACGGTCGACGTTCACCGGGCGCGCGACCGGACGAACCGTGACCGGCCCGCACTTGCCGCTGTAGACCATGCCGCTCTTGCGGTAGAGGATCAGCGACGCGGCAGCCGCCGCCTCCGCGCAGATCGCCGTGACCTGCTCGACGGTGAACGCCGGGACGTTGACCTTGGGTGGCTTCGTGATCGCCGCAGCGACTGAGGGGATGGCCGCGACGTCCGTGCCGTTGATCCACGGGCTGCACGGCCCAGTGCGAGCCATGCCCGCAACCTACAGGAGCGCGCCGATGGGATCTATCGCGGAGACGGGAACGATGTCCGCGCCGCAGAACATGCGCTGCTCCAACTCGGTCGAGTCGAACGGCCAGTCCCCGACCGGACCGCTGCCCCAGTTGTCGTTCGTTCGTCCGATCCCTTCGAGCATTGTCTGGAGCGCGGCGTTCGTGTAGTCGCGCGCCATCGTGTGCAGGCCCGTCACCTTCGGCCAGACGATGTGCCAGAACGGGTAGTCCGTCGCCTGCTCCCCGTCGATGATCCGCTTCTCCCAGAACTCCAGCGAGACGCCGTAGGGGTTGCCGACGGGACCGAGCGCGGAGTGCTGGTAGCCCATCGTGCCGACGCCTGCCGTGCGGTCGACGCTCGGCGCGCCGCCGAACGGCGTAACCGCGCCGGTGTCGACGAGGACCGGCTGGATGCCGCTCGGAGCGATCGTGGTCGTGACGGCGATCGGGACGACGGAGATCGTGACGGAGCCGATGGCGGCGGTCTCGGCCATCGTGAATATGACTGGCGGCGTGTTCGTGTCGCCGTCGATCATGAAGGTCGCGCCTTCGGGGATCGGGTTCGTGAGAGCGGTGCACGTCAGCGAGGCGATCGTGCCGGTTCCGGAAGCAGCCGACGTTGCGTCCGAGCCGCCAAACGAGGGGATATAGCCGATGAACTGTGGGATGCCGGGAGCACGCCCGTAGACCTTCGCGCCGAGGGAGCCAGCGAGGTTCGGGACGACGATGACCACCTTGCCGCTCGCGCTCACCGCGATCCCGACTGGCGCGCAGGCGGTCGTCTCGCCGAAGGCGTTGTAGTACGTGGCCTCGTACGCGTACTCGCCAGCCGGGAGTGTCCCGCCGGACTGCGTCGTGAGGACGACATCGGACGGCGCACCGAGCGCCGCTGCCGAGGACGCGAGGACGACACCGCCGCAGCACGCCGCTTCGAGCGCGGCGTCAGGCTTCGTAAACTCGATCGCGACCGTCGCGTGCTTCACCATGTCGTCGTGCTTGCCGAACACGGAGAGATCGCCGCCGCCGTTCTTGATCGCGATGTCGTCGCCGGTCTCGATGACAGGCGTGAGCGTCGCCTTCAGGTTGGTGTCGGTCGAGAACGTGTTGGAGCCGGGGACGACGAAACCCTCGGGGTCGAGCACACAGACGCGTGTCGCCACGGCCCAAATCGCGCCACCATTGTCGGTCGGTCCGGGGGTCATCGCATCTCCTTGTCGATCACGTTTGGAAAGTTACACCGTTGGTCATGTCGGGAGTGTCACCTGAATCCCGAAGTGACAAGACCCGTCGAAATATGCGCACGCGAAACGGTCGGCGTAGTAGGTGAACGTGTTGGGTTCGCCCGCCTGTCCCCGGTCGAGCGCCTCCGCCATCGAGTCCGGCGTCACGGTCGCCTCGTCCTCGACGCGCACCATCACGAGGTCGGTCGCGTACATCCACGCGCAACCAGCGGTCGGCGCCGCGTTGTCAGGACCGAGGCCGGTGTAGCCGACGCCGGGGACGACCACGTTGTCGAAGATGTCGTACAGGAACTGGCCGTTGCGCCGTGACGTCAGCAAGGTCGGCGAGGTCTGCGGCTGCAAGTGGATCATGCCCTGCCCGCCGAACCCGCAGTTGGCAAGTGCGTCCTGCAAGATCGCGAGTCCGCGCGCGACGGATGGAGGCCCGCTACCCGGTGTGACGTCCGTCACGGTCGTCGGGTTCGTGAGGTAGTCGTTCGGATACGAGAGCGACCGCGCGAGCGCGCCGCCCCAGAACTCCGCCTCGACGCCTGCGTACTGCGCGTTGTCGGAGAGCCGCTTAGCGCGACCGATGAAGTCGTGCTCGGGGAAACCGAACGACGTGCACTTGTCCTCGGAGCGGAGCAGGTACGGCACCACTTTCACGATCGCGAGGTTCGTGTAGATCCCCGGACCGCCAGTCGTGTTCGTCGACGGTGGCGCTGCACCCGGCGAGATCGAGCCGGTGTCCGTCCACGTCGCCGTCTCGTCCTCGTCGAACGGTCCGACCACGGCGAGCAGTCCGAGTGAGCCGTGGACGCGACCAGCGATCGCATACTGCGCGTAGTCGGCAACCTTGTCCCACGTCAGGACGTTCGCGTCGTTGAGCGCGTTGCTGACCGTGACCTCGGAACTTTTCGCCGTATGTCCGTTCTGATCGATCGCATACACGACGTAGGCGTGCGTCGCTGCGGTCTGCGTACCGCCGAGCGGGACGGCCACGGCAAGAAGTCCTCCGGGCGTCGGCAGCGCCGCGTAGTCGATGGTGGTGAAGTCGCACGCGTCGCGTGGCTCCGCCTCGTAGTGGTTCTCTGGCTGGTACTGGAAACCAGCCGTCCACGCCGCGCCCTTACGTCGCGAGAGTTCGGTCTGGAGATCCGCAGGCAGCCCCGTCGGAGCGCCGAGTGTGTTCGGGTCGAGCGCGTCCGGCGGTCGCACCGCGCTCCCGATCAGTGTGACCTGAGGGGGGCGCGGTACGACTGGTGCCGGAACAACACCGAGGCTGTCGAAGCGAGACGTCAAGGCGACCTACGCGCAGAGCGTGTGAGTGTCGACCGTCGCTGCCGATCCGCCCGTCGGGCAGAGCGCCGTGACGATCTGGAGCACACCGCCGACGAAGGAACGGTTGGCGAGTCCCTCGAAGGTCTCCGTGAAGGTCTCATAGTCGTTCGTCGCGTCGAGCGTCGAGTCACGGACCACGCCGAGGTCGAGCCGTCCACCGTCGAGGAACTGGATCGCACCCTCGATGTAGAGGTTCCACATCAGCGAGTCGGGGAACTCGGGGACGATCGTGTCCATCGTGAACTCGGTGAAGTTCTGCGACGGGTAGTCGCCGTCTCCCTGCGCGGGCATCCCTTCGAGCGTCCAGATCGGCTTGATGTTCCGCATCGAGAACAGCGAGTCGATGTACGCGTCGGGGATCGCGAGCGGGTCGACGCTGGAGCCGTCGTGCGCTAGTTCGCGAACGCGGTCTGCGCGGATTAAGTTGCGCACCCAACGAGGCCAGACGACCGTGAGCATCTGATTGTCGGACAGGCGGTTCCAATCCTTGAACGCGGCGATCACGTTGTCGAGCGTCGCGAGCAGGTCGCGAGTACCGCCGAGCAGTTCGGCGGTGCACGTCACGTTGCCGACGCAGAACGCCTGCAAGGCCGTGAGCAGGTTCGCCTCGGCGATCCGTGCGGCTGCGGCGATGGCGATGTCCGTGTTGTTCGCGACCGTCTCCGGGTCGAACCGAGCCTGCATGTTGCCAAACCCGAGACGCGTCGACACGGCGTCCGCGTAGATCGTGACCGGCGTCGGGCACTCGATGTGGATGACGGGCTTGACCGCAGAGCCGGGGTCGGCGTCGGTCGCCTCCGTCCACACCGCCGTCGCTCCGGCGAGGTCCGTGATGTTCGCAGGCGGGCGGTAGGTGAGACCACCGCGCGTCGATTGGAACCCGGCGAAGCCGTCGCGCAGCGGGCGGTCAGCGATCGCCCACGTGTCGAGGCTCCAGTCGATGTTCACCGGCGAGCAGATGCCGCCGGTCGCTCGCAATGACATCGGGTGTGTCGCGGCGTCGAGGATCTCGGCGTTGCGCTCCGGGTCGTCGGTGAGCCGACGGTCCTCGGGGTATGACCACTCGCTCGATGCGAGCACGACGTCGCCGCGAGCCTTGTCGCGCTTCGTCATGCGATCGAGGTTCCGGCACATCGCGACCGCGAGCGCCATGCGGTCCGGCACGACGTCGCCGGAGTGGAACCCCTGCAACTCGCGCGAGGCGGTCAGGCTGAAGCGCCGACCGTTGGCGTCCGGCTCGACCTCCGGTCCTGCTGGCGTGGACGGGCGGCTGCGCGCCATCTTCGACACGGTGGTGCCGCTCGCGGCGACCGCGACCGGCTCGCCATCCTTCGCAGGCTCGCCGTCGAGTTCTGCGTCGGGATCGACGACGGCATCCGGGTCCTCGGCGTCGGGGTCCTCGCCGTTGTTCTTGATCTTTGCGATGCGGTCACGCGCTGCCGCCTTGTCGGCGGTCGCCTTCTCCGCTGCCGCGACCAGTTCCGCGTCGCGCGCCATGACCTGCTCGCCTGCGTCGGCGACCTCCATGAGCGCGGCGATGTTCTCGTCCGTGTCGGGGAGGGCGTCGATCTCGTCGCCTGCCTCGACGATGAGTGCGCGCAGCGCGTCGAGGCTCTCACGGTCCAGCGTCGCAAGACGCGAGAGCATTTCGCGGATCTGCTCCAACTTGTCCATCTCAAACTCCTGAGGGGTCGTGGTTCACGAGAGGCCGACGTGTGTCGAACCTCGACCGGATTGACCGGCACCCCTCCGAGTCGGATTGACCGAGACGTCGGGTTCAGTGACGGAACTGTTGCACGCGCCGGAGAGCGCGTCAAGCATCCTCGGATGTTCCCCGTGGAACCTACTGACTCAGAGATGCAAGGCGGCTCTTGGCGAACGCCTTGGCCGCGCCGAGCAACGCACGCTGGAGTGGCGTCGACGCCTCCGGCAAGGCCGGGTGCATGAGTCGAGTCATCTCCGTGACGCCTGCGGCGACGAGGGACATCACGGCACCGCTCGCGGCGATCTGCGCGATCGGGAACCCCGGCTGGTTCACGGCGAGCGCGGCGACGAGTTCGAGGCCAGCGCCCATGTTCCGCCAGTCGCCGCTCGGCGACGTCGAGCGGAGCAGTTCGATCTGCTCGTCGGTCGCGTGCGGCGAGATCTGTCCGTGAATCCAGATCCCGTAGGAGTCCTCGCCGATGTTCACCTTGGCGACCTGCCACGCAGCGTTGTCGTAGTGCGCCATCGCGGCGCCACCCTTCGCGCTCTCGCCTGCGTGGCCGACGCCCCCTGTGATCGTGCCGACGCGGACCTTCTCGCCCTCGGCGGTCACGACGTGCTGCGCGCGCTTGAAGTGCGCGTAGTCGACCTTCGACTTCGGTGCGATGATGCACGTCCCGCTCGCGCCGGTGTGACACACACCCCACGGTGCGATGTGTCCGAAGATCTCGCCGTCGTCGGTGATCGTGATGGGGCAGGCGGAGCGACCGTTGGTCATCTCGACGAGTCGACCGTCGCCTTCCGTGAAGTACGGGTTCTCAAACCACGCTTTCGGTGGACGGAGCGGACCGGCTCCGCTTGCGATCACGACCTCGATCCCGTCGGCACACGGCTCGCAGATGTCGTCGTCGGCGCGCATCATCCAGTGGATGAGTTGACCTCCGGCTGCAACCGCGTCCGGCGGCTTCGCCGCGTCGTCGACGGTCTGCGGGATCGGTGCCGGTCCGCCCTCTGCGCCGTCGCCGAGCACGATGTAGCAGCCGGTGAACGCGGGGAACGGGCATTGCGTGAACCCGGCGATCTCACCGCTCAGCAACACGAGTTGCTCGTTCGCGGGGAACCCGTCCTCACCGATCTCTGCGGTGATATTGCTCTCGCCGACGGAGATGTCCGCCGAGATCCCGCAGCGACCCATCGAGTCCGTGAGGTCCGCGAAGTGCATCCCGTCGTCGTTCGCGAAGTAGAACCCGTTTGCCATGATGACCTGCGTCCCACCCTCACCCGGAACGCGCGTCAGCGAGTCGATCCGACCGCACATGACGGCGGGATCGTTCGGGCTGAACCCGCTGGGATCGTGCGGTGACGTGTCGAGTCCCATGAGCGGAAGCGGCGGAGCGCGCCACGTCAGCGCGTTCGGCTCGATCACGCGACCGTCGCCCGTCGGCTGCCCCTCGATGACGCCGACAGGAATGGTGAACGCCGGACCCATTGTCGCGGTCGCGTCAACGGCTGGCGGCGTGTTGGGAGCCGAGGGCGCCGCCGGTGCGTCTGCCGTCGGCGCATCCTCGGCTCCGTCGACGGCAAGCGCCGTCGCTCCACGCGCAGCGGTGCTGCCGTCGGCTGGTGCTGCCGGGACTCCCGGCGTCGCGCCGTCGGACGCGGCGGGCGCGTTGTCGGTCGTCGGCTCGGCGACCTGTGGTGACGACATCTGCTCGCACGAGCACATCGAGCACGCGCCGGTGTTCGCGCCGATCTCGGTGTCTTGGTGCGCGCTCGCAAGGTGCGCGCACCCCTCGGTCTCGCACTTCTCGCTCGGCTCGATGTCGCCTTCCTTCGGCGGTCCGTCCGGCTCGACCGGAGGAGTGGCATCTACGGCCATTGGAGTGCTCGAAGGCGCGTCGGGAGCGGTCGCGTCGTCTCCCGGCGGCGGAGCGTCGCCCTTAGGCGCGTCGTTCGCGTCGTTGTCCTCGGCTTGCTTCGCGGTTACGGCGTCGAGCATCGCGTCGATCTGTGCGAGACCTTGCGTGATCTCCTTGTCGATCGGGTCCGTGTCCGTGTCGGACTTCTGCGCGGTGATCGCCTCCTGTACGGCTGCCTTCGCCTTCACGAGCGCGGCGGCGACTCCGGCGTCTGCGTTGTCGTCGGGGACCACGATGTCGTCGCCCGGAGGCGGTGGCGTCTTGGCTACCGCTGGAGCAGGCGGCGCATCGGCGAACGATCTGCCGCTCGCGGTGAAGAACTCAGACAGGATCTCGGTACGCGACCGAGAGGGTGAACGCTGCGACATGGTGACCTCCGATTTGGAAGTCTGCCATGTCGCAGCGCTCCGTCAAAGGACTGGCTACAGCCCGCACCCCGGCGCGGTCGTCCACGCGGGGTACCAATTCGATACCGCGTGGAGGATCGAGAGCGCCTCGGCGCGTTGCTGCGCGTCGTCGCCGCCAGAGAACGGGACGAACCCGAACATGTTGCCCGGCGCCTCCTGCCCGCCTTCCTCGGCGACTCGGATGCACCACCAGTCGGACGTCCCAGTCGTTACCCAGTCGCGCCACGATCCGCCGCCGCGCGAATCCATGAGCGCCTGAATGTGATTGATCTCGACAGCCTGTCGACGTTTCGACGCGGCATAGAGCAGGTGCGCGCGATGGACTCGGCGCGCGTGCTCGACCTCGCGTTGGTGCCTAGTGAGGGAAGATGATCCCGTAGTCGAAGCCAACGACTTCGCCGTAGACGATGCCGACGAAAATGTCGCGCTGGCAATCGCAACACCAGTTACCGTGCTCGTCGTTAACAACGCGAGCGTGAACACAACTAGCAGGATGCGTTTCATGGAACTCCAATGTCAGAGGGATGTGATCGTCGAACGGTGTCCGGTTCACGTATCACCGCCCTTCGAGTTCCCATTGACAACCAGCACGAGCGCGTCGCGCCCGAACTGAACAGGCCAGAAGCGGACGAACGCAACGTGGTCGCCGTCGTCGTCGTCGACAACCCCCGCGTCGACGAGTCCGTCGATGCACGCTTTCCCACTCGGCATACAGTTCGCGGGATCTTGGTCGCGACGGATCTTGAACCACGGATAGACCTCGATCGCGACGAGATCGAACAGCGGTACGCGCGAGAACTCCGGCAGCGTCGCCGCTAGACACGCCGCCTCGCGCGTCTCCTTGTTCCGCTTCATGCGAGCGAAGCGGTTAGACGATCGCTCCGCGTTCAGCGAGTAGGGACGGATCGGAACCTCGACGGTCAGCGTTCGCACGTTCCTCCGTCGTCGGCTCTCGCGGACCGAGCACCTGAATGCGCTTGCTCGGCGACAGCACACGACGCTCGACGTATACGCCGCCGCGACGCGCGCTGCCTTGGATGCGTTGGTTCACCTATCAACGGTAGTCCCAGCCTGTGCCACCGTTACAGATGCAGCGTTCGTCGGGATGCGTCGGTCCGCCGTAGGTCTCGTGGCACGCGCACAAACATTCGCGCTTCAGCGTCACGAGCGCTCGATGCTCCGCCGTCGTCCGTCGCTCTCGTTTCGTCGTCGCGCGACGTCCTGAGCGATGCGCTTTCATCGGACGTCTCGGTCGAGATTCGCGTGGACGTTACGAACGTGTGAGCGCGGGAACCTCTCCGGCCTGTTCTCCTGCGGATCGTTTAGGTCGGGTCGCTTTCGATGCCACGCGCCGTAGGTGAACACGTACTGCGTCCCCGGTGTCTTGTAGCCGTAGTCGCGCCAGTCGGTAGCGACCTCAACCGGCTCGCCGTCGATCTGCCACGGGATGAGACTCATCGTTTCGTCGCCGGGTTGAATCGGGGCTTGGCGTACGGCAGCGTGCGTCGAGCGTGCGTGCCTTGGTCGATGATGCTGCGGATCTCGTCGAGCGCGATCGAGTCGTGCCCGCGCGCCTCGCAGCGCTCGCAGGAGCGCCGGAGTTGGTCGACGACGCCCTCGGCTCGGTCGGCTCGGTCGATGAGTTGCACACGCGTCGACGCGCGCTCTCGTTTCGTCGCGAGCGGGAGTTGCTCGACCGCCTCCCAGAGAATCGCCTTCCGACCCGACGGGTTCATTCGCGTCTTGCCGGAATCGCGGATCAACCCCTCGTCGCGCAACTTGCAGCGCGCCGCCTCCAGCGTCGTGTCGAGCGTCGCCGTTCCTGCGTCGAGATCGCCGAGCAGTTCACGGATCTCGAAGTCCGTTCGCGGGTGCTCTTGGATCAGCGCTAGTACGGCGGCGGTGCGACTGCCGGTCTTGTGCTTTACCGAGCGCGCCGCGTCGACACTCGTCGGGATGTGCGGCTGCTTCTTCGCCGGCTTCTTGAGTCCGCTATCCCTCTTGGGGGCAGTCGGGGGCGGAGGCGGAGGGGTCTGTGAAGGTGCAGGTTGAGGCGAGGGGTCGTCCGGCGTCGCCTGACTAAACAGGTCTGCTTCCGGCACGGAGCGCTCGCGTCGCAGACGCTCGATGCGGTCGGCGAGCGGTTCGCGATCTCGACGGCGCGTCATGCGACCACGATCTCGACGCCAGCCCTCGCGAGCCGCGAGTGCATATCGGCGGTCCCTTTCCCGCCGGGGAACTCGATCGCTCGGTCGATACCACTGTCGAGCATCTCTTGGTTGCGAAGCGGTCCGGCTCGCCGCCCGTAGCGGTTCCAGTCCGCGTTGTGGACCTCGATCGGATAACCGAGTACTCGACCGGCGACGTCGCCCGCGAGCGCGTCGGCTCCGCGAGCGCCGCCGTGGACAACGACGTCTCCCGGTTTCAGGTTCCCTGAAAGCACCAACCGCATCGCGAGGTCGTCGTTGTAGTCACGACCACCGAACACAAGTACACGCGCCATTACGTCCTCCAGACTTCGCCGCGTCTCTCGCGACGAGTCGAGAACTCTAGTCGGCTTTACTTAGTCTTGCTCGGCGACGGTTTCGGTGGCTTCGTCACTCCGCGACCTCGGCGTTATCCGCAGGCGACGGCGCCGCGTCGCTCACGTCACCGCCGTCGAGCACGTCGACCGCGCTCCCGCCTCCATCGTCGCCCTCGTCCCCGCCCGAGTCGTCACTGCTCATCCAGAGCGGGTTGACGTCGCAGAGACAGCCGTCGTGGTCGCCGGGGTAGAAGTAATCGCTGTCGGGGAAGTCGCCGGAGTTCGCCAGCGCGTCGTCGTCGAACGACGAGAACGTCACGCCGTCGAGCGCCTCGTGCGGATCGAACGGTCTGTTCGACGGACCGTGCACCCACTCGAACTGATCTGTCTCCGCGCCGCTGTCCGTGAGCATCGAGCCGATCGTGTCGCCGGTCCCGATCTGTCCGACGTCCTCGCTCGTGAGGAGCGCGGAGACCGTGCCACCCGTCGGGCTGAACCCAGCGTCGCCGGTCGGTCCCGCCTCGAACCCAGCCGCGAGCAGCATGGCGCCCGGACGCGTCGAGCCACCGGCGATCGCGAGCGCGACGCGCACCATCGATGCGGGTACCAGCGTGTTCGGGTTGAAGTCGTCGACCGTCTTGGGATCGTGGCCGGGGTGCGGGTCGTAGAGGAGCCGGTGCGAGCGCTCGGTTAGCGCGCGCTGGTACAGCGCCCACGCTGCCTTCGTCTGCCGGATGAACTGCGTCGCGGCGTGTGCGGCGCGCGGCGACGTGATCTCGATGCCAGCGATCGCGCACGCGGTCGTCAGCGCCTCGACCTGCGCCTGCTCGATCCAGCCGACGAACTGGTCGTGGAGATCGGACCAGTCCGAGTCCATGAGCGCGGCTGCCGTGAGTTTCCCCGCCTCGACGACGGACTGACCGAGGACGGCGCCGACCATCTCGTTCCGGGTCATCGCGATCTTGGGACGGAGCGCCGCGTTTCTCGCGACCTTCTGGCGGAGTCGCCCGCCTGCCTTCTCCAAGAGCCGCTGCATCGCCGCGTTGCTCGCGGTCTGGATGCGTGCTCGCAGCACTTGGTCGATCGAGCCGAGCCGTCGTGACAGCCGGATCTCGTGGCCGGTCGGCTTCCGCTTTCCTACCCCTGTGACCGCCGCTGGCGGTGGCGGCGCTCCGTCGGTCCGGTCCGGCGTCGATGGCGGCGCAGGGGCGCGTGTGGGCGGCGCTGGTGCCGTCTCCGCGTGGTCGACCGGCGTACCGATCGCCGGAGCGCCGGGGAGCGGCGCACCCGGAGCAACCGGCAACTCCTCGGCAGTCACGCTGCCGCCCTTCACGCCGGGGAACGTGCCGGCCGTAGTGATCGCGGGGAACGAGAGCGTCGGGTCGAGCCGCGAGAGGATCGCGAGGAGCGCGTTGGGCGGGTAGGTCCGTGCGAGCGACACGGCGCGTGTCACGAGTTCCACCGGGTCCGGCTTGTCCGCCTCGTTGAATCCGGTCTCGCGACGGAGCGCCTCGCCTGACAACTCGCGGAGGTTGTAGAGCGCGAGCGCGTCCTTGCCTCGGTCCGGATGCGTGACGAGTTCGGTGGGGTCGTACCACACGACGCAGCGCTCGATCCACGCTGCTTGGTCGTCCGGCGAGATGTCGTCGCAGTTCGCGAGGTATGGGCGGAGGTAACCAGCCGTGAGGCAGTCGCAGTCGGTCTGGACTCCCGGCTCGATATGCGCCCGGAACGTGTCGTCGTCGACCTGCCACGCCGTCCAGTGGTTCATGTCCTCGACGCCTTCGATGATCGACTTCGGCATGTCGATCCCGGTGGCGATTATCCCGATGAGTTCCTCGCGGACCTTGCTCGCAGCCGCGTCGAACGCCATCGCGAAGTCGATGAGCCGGACTTCCTTGATGTGCTCGCCCGGTCCGCGCGCGACGATCGGCACCATCGCTGATGCCATCGCCTCGTCACCGATCGGCTCCAGCATCGACTCGGTGAGGGCGTCGACGAACGGGTCCGCTTTCGGGTCGCGGTTGTCGTCCTGCGGGACCGCGATCGACAACTCGTTCGGGATGAGCAGGAGGCCGCGACCGGCGAGACGCGAGCGACCGGCAGCGCGAATCCCTCGGCGCAGGATGAGGAGCGCGTCGCAGTCGTCCATGATCGCGCGGAGCGAGCAGTCGGCCAACTTGCGGTAGCGCGGGTGCGGGACCCACATGCGGAACGCGACCGTCAGGTCGGGGTCGAGCACCTTCCAGCCCATGACGCCGTTCGGGTCCATCGGGACTTCGCGCAACTTGAACGTGTCCGCGTACACGACGAGTTCGTCGATCGAGCGCACGGTCCACGTCTGCGAGCCGGTCATCGGGTCCTGCTGGCCGAGCATGAAGCACTCGCCTGCGACCGACAGGTTCGTCTCCAGCGAGTGCATGAGCGCCGAGA